ACTTTGTTGGCCCGTTACAGCCTGGAAGGTTAAGACCAGCAATTGAAAGTGTTGAGCGATTAAACCGTAGCGTGCAACAATCTCAAGGTTCTTTCCGCAACGCAAACCAAATAATTCAGAATACAAGCTATCAAGTAACTGACTTTGTAGTTCAGGTATCTGGTGGCGTGTCTGCCATGCGAGCTTTTAGCCAACAAGCTCCACAGTTTTTAGGCGCGTTTGGGCAATGGGGCGCTATTGCCGGTATCTTTGCCGCATTGGGCGGAGCGTTTATTCCACTTATTCAAGGTGCAATTGAAGGCGCTTCTGCAACTAAGAAGTTTGATGATGCGTTAAAACTAACTAATGATGCGCTTTCATCTGTAACAGCAACAACTAAATCTTTTGATATGACTCCTTTAATTAAGGAGTTTAATGCTGCTGATGCTAAGACGCGTGAAAGCATAGTAAGTATGCTTGGCTATAAGAGCGCTTTGTTAGAAGTTCGTGCAGAAATGCAGAAACAGTCTTTGACCAAAGAGGTGGCAGGACTTACCGACACGGGTTTCCTCGGACAGTTCTCTGACGAATTACCATCGCAGCGATTTGCCAGCAAAATGGGTATTGAGCAAAACAAAGAAATGTACGCTCAACTTCGCCTATTGAGTTATGGTTACGGTGATGTGCAAGGCTTTGTTGATAAATACTCAAAGACAATGATTAAGGGGAATGAAGAAAGTCAAAAATTCATTTCCACAATGATTGAGCAAGCAAACACAACAAGAGAACTTGAAATGGCTCAAAAAGCCATTGCAGAGACTCAAGGAAAAATGTCAAAGGCAGGAGCTACTGGCACAATACCAGTACCAGGCGGTAGAACAGCACGTTCCACCGGCATCTCAGACGCAGACCGCCTCGCCAAGCAGGAATTGGCAAGTGCTGACAAATTCATTGATAGCTTGCAACGCCAAACTGAGCAACTTCAGCACAACAAAGACATGATTGGGCTAACAACTCAGGAAGTTGAATTGCTCAATGCACAATACAAGATTGAAGCTGATTTACAAAAGACGATTCAGGATATGGAACGTCAAGGTATTGTCATTAGCTCTGAAAACCTCGCTAAGATGAATGAGGCTGCAACTGCTGCTATTGCAGCGCAGACTGCCATCATTACTGCCAGCCAAGAGCGTCAACGCACTGCAACATTTGGTATGGAATCGGCAATTCGTAACTATACGGATTCTGCTGGCAATATGGCTAAAGGCATGGAACAGGCATTTGGCAATGCTTTTAAAGGCATGGAAAACGGCATTGTGCAGTTTGCTATGACAGGTAAGCTGGCATTTGAAGATTTCGCCAAGTCAGTTATCGCTGACATCATGCGCATTTATGTGCGAATGGCAATTACTGGACTGATTGGCAGCGCTGTATCTTCATTTTCAACTACACCTGGCGCATCAAGCAATCCTGCATTTATGGGTCCAGCAAAACCGCCTGGCTTTGCCGAAGGCGGCTACACAGGTGACGGTGGCAAATATCAACCAGCAGGCGTTGTCCACGCTGGCGAGTTCGTGATGAATAAGGAAGCCACCAGCAGAATCGGAGTTGGTACGCTCTACCGCATGATGCGTGGCTATGCTGATGGTGGTTATGTAGGTAGCAGCGCAATGCCAACTGGTTCTGGTAGCGGAATCAATATCAATATCAAAAACGAGGCTGGCGGTGATGGTTACACTGCTACAGCAACGGCTCGTAAGAATGAAACTGGTTTCAATATTGATGTACTGGTTAGGAAAGCATTAACTGACGATATGCGCAACAATGGACCAATGTCACAAACCATTAGCGCAACTTACGGCTTACGCAGGAGTGCATAATGGCTGCTTTACCTAGTTACGTCTGTATTTTAGCCGAAGGATTTGGTGTAACCAAAGAATCGGCATTGATGCGCACAGAGATGGATTCTGGGCCTCCTAAGCAAGCCAAGGTTAAATCCAGAGTAATGATTACTCAATCAGTAACCTTTTTATTAAATACACGAGCTGATTATCATGCATTTGAAACTTGGTATGCAGATGATATTGCGTACGGCGCAGACTGGTTTGATTATCCAGACCCTATCTCGCAAACTACTGTTCAAGCCAGATTCAAGAATGGTGGCTACAAATCAAGTCCATTAAGCCCAAATATGGACCAATGGAAGGTTATGGTTGAGATTGAATATTGGGGTGAATAATGGCGCGTGATTATTCTGATGCTTATAAATCAACATTGGCAGAAGTTAGCGCCAGTGAAGCTCCACTCATTTTAATTGAAATCAACCATCCGCAATTGGTTCAACCAGTTAGAGTTGTTAATGATATGCAAGATGTCACTAGCAATGGTGAATTGTATGTTGGTTATCCATTTAACTGTGTTTTGCCAGATGACTATGAAAATCAATTACCAAAGGCTCGCATTGTTATTGATAACATAGGTCGTGACTTAATGTTCTGGATTGAGACTACTGGTGGTGGGCAAGGTTCAACTTGTACATTTAAACAAATACTGCGCAGCAACCCAGACTTGGTTGAATGGGAAATAACCATGAGCCTATTTAATGTCCAAGTCACTATGCAATCAGTAAGTGCAGAACTTGGATTTGAGAATCTATTTAATAAGCCAGCGATTACGCGCCGCTATCGACCGGATACTGCGCCAGGCATCTTCTAATGTCACATTGGTCTGCTAAATATATTGGGCAGCCTTATGCTGTTAATACATATGATTGCGCAAGGCTACTATCCCGCGTCCGTAAAGACGTATTTGGCTTACCTGTGCCAGAAGATATTGAAATTGAGCGTAGAGCTTCTCGGCTTGGGCGAGTTGGTCAAATGTCAGACTTGGTGGATGCGTACGGCGAAAAGACTGCAAACCCAGTTGACGGGGATGCAGTTTTAATGATGTGCCGTGGTCGTCCAAGTCATATTGGCGTTTACTGCATTGTTGATGGCGAGCCTTGTGTTTTACACGCAATGGAGAACGCTGGCATGGTAGTATTACACCGTATTCGGGAACTAAATCGGGTGTTCCTATCGGTTGAGGGTTACTACACATGGAAGTGATGAAATCTCCTGTAAAAGAACAGCTTGACATCATTTGGCGTCCTCATCCGGTCATACCAGTTGCTGATTGCAAATATGCAGTGCAAGAATGGAAAGCAGGACAAACTGTACGCCAAGTACTTATTGCCAATGGCATAGACCAATACCAGCCGATTTCAATTATCGTCAATGACCGTCTGCTAACCGTCGCAGAGTGGGATAGCGTTTGCCCTGAACCTGGCGCAATTATTAACGTCAAGGCTGAAGTTGCAGGTGGTGGAGGCGGTGGCGGTTCAAATACCATGCAGATTGTGGCTATGGTAGCTGTTATTGCTATTGCTATTGCTGCGCCTTATGCTTTGGCTGCTTATGGTGGTGCTGCTTTTGCTGCTGGTGGTTCTGCCGCAATGGTAGCTGCTGGCGGTGGCCTAACAATGGCTGGCGCTTTGCTAACCGCAGGCATTATGATTGCCGGTAATCTGCTAATTGGCGCAATCTTCAGTCCAAAGCAAGCGTCTTTGGACATGGATACAGCCAGCGGTTCCAATGTCAGCAGTAGCCCAACGTATTCAATCTCTGGTGGCTCAAATCGCGCTCGCCCATACGAGCCTATGCCGGTCATCATGGGAACGCACCGTTTTTTCCCTGATGCTGCTGCAAACCCTTATACCGAATATCGTGGTGAAGATCAGTATCTTTATCAGATATTTGGTCTTGGATTATCTAGCGCCACATTCTCCGACTTTAAGATCGGTGAAAACCCGATTACTAACTATACTGATTGGGAATGGAAATATCCCGACCAGAATGGCAAGATTGGCGCATTTCCAGGCAATGTTGACAATGCAAGCGGTGCATTGGTAGAAAACTCCGCTGGATGGATTACTCGTACTACTTCTACGAATACTTACCGTATCGGCATTGACCTAGAAGGTACATTGTTTTATGCCAATGATCGAGGTGGTTTAGATAACACCAGCGTCCAATTACGCATCCAATACAAGCCAGTTGGCACATCAACTTGGATTGATCCGAGTGATATTGTCGTGCAAGGCGTTGGTTTTGTTGATGGACGGTATGAGAACTATCAGGCTTATGTCAGTCGTGGGTATTGGGGTGAAGTTAGCGTTAGCGAATGGGAAAGCAATCTAGTTTGGATTGACACCAGTTATTACGAAACACGCACTCGGTTTGTATCTGGTTCCGGCGGTACAGTCATCGTATCTGGTTCTACACAATCTCCGCGCAGAGCAACGCTATTTATAGACCCAGCAGCGCCAGGACAGTTTGATGTTCGCATAATTCGTGATACTGGCGACAGCACTGATTCTCGCCTATCAAATAAAATTACTTGGTCAACGATTAAATCATACCAAGTTGATGATGGCACTTATTTAGGCCAGACTCGCCAAGGGCTTGTTATTCGTGCTTCTGAACAGCTTAATGGTGCTATTCAACAGTTATCAACCCTAGCTACCGCAAGAGCAAGCTATTACAACGGTTCAGAGTGGGTATTTGGCGAAACATCTAATCCTGCCCATTGGTATATGGACTTTGCCAAAGGTCGATATGATTCTGCTGGCAAGCTGACTTATGGTATCGGTCTGGCTGAAAATCAGCTTGATGTAGCTCAATTATCAGCATGGGCAACCTTCTGCGCCAATGAAGGCTTGACGTTCAATGCAGTTATTGATGGCACAAATACTGCGGCAGACATTCTGACCATGATTTCACGCTGTGGCTTTGCCTCGCCAACATGGGCATCCGGCAAGCTAGGCGTAGTCTGGGATGGCCGTAATCAAGCGCCTGTTGCAGCTTTTGGTATGTCAAACATTATCAAAGGCAGCTTTGAGATACGTTACCTGACAGAACAACTTGCCGATGAAATTGTAGTGCGTTTTGTTGATCCAGAAAAAGACTGGAATCAGAGCGAAGTACGGGTTGTCGTGCCTGGTGTTGATACGCCAACAAGAAGTTCAACGGTTGATATTCTTGGCTGCACCAATCGTGCAATGGCTGGCAAGTTTGCCAACTATGTTGCAGCACAGCAGTATTACCGTCGTCGTCGCATCACATGGGATTGTGACTTTGAAGGCTTTGTCTGTCAGCGTGGCGATGTTGTACTCCTGAGCCATGATTTGACGCAGTGGGCATATTCTGGCCGAGTTGTCGCAACCGGCGCTAATACCGTCACATTTGACCGTGAAGTGCCTCGGTCTGGGTTGGCAGAGTATATGATGCTTAAGCGTCCAGATGGCAGCATGACAACTTACACGGTCTTGCCTGGAACTGGTAATGTCCAGACAGTCACTTTGACAACAGAGCCTGATTTCCAAGAAGGCTATGAACTGCTTGACCACATGTGGTTCTTCTCTCCATTGGCTACTCCAGGCAAGAAGGTCAAGATCATCTCTGTTCAGCCTATTAGCGAATCTCGCATCCAAGTAGTTGCAATGGATGAAGATGAGGCGTTTTACGCTGCTTGGGATGGCTCTTGGATTGACCCGCCGCAAAATACTTTATTGCTGGATAGCGTTCCAGTAGTATCCAATATACGCATTACTGAGAATATCTATCGTGGTGCTGATAACGCCATTAAATCTCATATTGGAGTTATCTGGGATACCAATGGCGTTTGGGAACGGGCCAATATCAAATACATTGTTGGCAATAGCGAAGTAACACGATTGACGACTACTGGTACAAAGATTGAATTTGATACTGCAAATACAGGCATATTGAATTTTGAGATATTGCCAATTACAGGACTTAAAATTGGCGCTCCAGTTGTCTTTAACTC